ATTTAAACGATGATGTTGAAGTGGACTTTGTTGCTTTGGTTGATAAGCCAGCAATAGAAAGAGATTTCCTAAAGTTTAAAGAGGACAAGGCTAAATTTGTCATTCAATCCGAAGATAGAAGAATTGTTTCCGGTGCTTTAATGTTAGCCGATACTCCTATTTATCGTAACGACCAAAATGGCGAATACTATGTAACGTTTACCAAAGATACTATTGAGAAGATAGCACAAAAGTTTTTTAAGAAAGGTTATCAATCAAATGTAAACTTGATGCACGATGAGGCTATGGCAGTTGAAGGAGTGACAATGTACGAATCTTTTATTGTTGATTCATCAAGGGGAGTTATGGCAATGAAAGGTTTTGAAGATGCACCCGAAGGTTCTTGGTTTGGAAGTTTTAAAGTTGAAAATGAATCGGTTTGGAATAAGATTAAATCAGGTGAATTTAAAGGCTTTAGCGTTGAAGGGATATTTAATTATAAAAAAGAAAAGCAACCGATGAGCGTTGAGGAGGCATTATGGTCTGAGATATGTTCGATTTTAGAACAAGTTAAATGATAAAGTATTAACAAATAAGTATTTATAATCAAACAGTAAAACAATTTATGAACATTTCAGAAGCGATTGAAAAAATTAAGGTTTTGTTAGCGGATAATTCCGAGGCACAAACTAAAGAAATTGCACCTGAGCCAGCGACTCAATTGGTATTTGAAACTTACGACCTTAAAGATGGTAGTAAAATCGATTTATCAGGTTTAGAGATTGGCGCAGATGCTATGCTTGTTGATGAATCAGGTAACTCTGTTTCTGCTCCCGATGGTGAGTATGAATTAGCAGATGGTACAATGATTAACGTAGTTGGTGGCAAAGTTGAAGGAATTGAAAGTCCTGTTGCTGAATTACCAACTTCCGAAGAAGCTCCAATGGAAGCCGATTCTCAATTTGATGAAATGAATGCCACTATAACTTACTTGCAAGCTGAAAATCAAGCATTAAAAAACAAGTTAGGAGAATTAGAGAGCAAATTTAATCAAGGATTTAGTGAAATGTTAAGCGTATTGGAAGGATTTTCTAAGACTCCAAATGCTGACCCAATTCAAAACCCAAAAAACAACTTTAGAATTGTCGAGCCAAAGGCTGATAAAATCGAAAGGTTTTTACAAAGAGTTAAAACATTAAATTAAAAATTTTAAAAATCAAAAATTATGGCATTTGTTGTAAGTACATTGACAGATTACGCAAAAGAAAACGAAGCATTATTAGTAACTTCTTCGGTTCTTGGTTCTAAAACTGCTTCTTTGATTAAATCTCAAGGAAACGTTTTAGTTGGTGTTAAATCTTCTGAGAAAATTGGTATTATGGATACTGATGCTTTCTTTCAAGATGATAGCGATTGCGGTTTCAACGCATCAGGTACAACTACTTTCACTCAGCGTAGTGTAACAGTTGGTAAAATTAAAGTTCAAGAGGCATTATGTCCTAAAAACTTAGAATCTAAGTATTTACAAAAAGCATTATCAGCTGGTTCTATGTATGATTCAATCGCATTCGCTGCGGATTATACTTCTAAAAAATCTGCTCGTATTGCTTCTCAATTAGAAACTGCTATTTGGACTGGAGATACTGCATCTGCAAATGGTAACTTGAATAAGTTTGATGGTTTTGCTAAATTAGTTGCTGCTGCTTCGGCTTCAGTTATTCACGCAAACACAACTACTTATTACGGAACTCCTTTGGCTGCTTCTGCTGGTATTACAAGTGGTGTAGTTGTTAACGTGTTAGATGCAGTTTACAAAGCTATCCCAGCTTCAATAGTTGATAAGGATGACGTTGCTATTTTTGTTGGAAACGATGTATTCCGTACTTACACTATCGCATTAAAAAATTCAAATTTATTTAATTATACTTTTGATGGTCAAGCAACTGGAGAATTAACTTTGCCAGGTACAACTATCAAGGTTATCGCAGTTCAAGGATTGAACGGAACTTCTAAGATATATGCTGGTCGTATTTCTAACTTGTTCATCGGTACTGACTTGTTAAATGAAGAAGAGCAATTTGAATTATTGCATGATCCTTATGCAATGAACATTAAGTTCATGGCAGCGTTTAAGTTCGGTGTGCAGTTTGCATTCCCTGACGAGATGGTTGATTTCATCTTAGCTTAATAATCTTACAAATAAGTTCGGGGAGTATCGCTTGGATGCGACTCCCCTAATTTTAACACTTTAAAGAAAAATAATTATGCCGTGTGCTTTAACTCAAGGATATTCTTTAGATTGTCGTGACTCATTAGGTGGAATAACAGAAGTGTATTTTATCGAAAAAGCTAATGTAACCATTACTGCGCCTACTTCAGGCTCAATAACTGCAATTACAAAAGTAGCTGGCAAAAGATTCTTTAAATATGAATTAGTTCCAGGTACTGCTTCTTTGATAGAAAACATTAATGCTAATGTCCAAAATGGAACGGTTTTCTATGCTCAAGAATTATCAATAGTCCTTAATAAGTTGCAAACCTCAACGAGAAATGAGATTCTTTTACTTGCTCAAAATAATTTAGTAGCAGTTGTAAAAGATAATAATGACCAAACTTTCTTGCTTGGTTACCTTTATGGTTTAAATTTAACGGGTGGTAATGGTGCTACCGGTACGGCTCAAGGAGACCGTTCAGGTTATACTTTGACTTTCTCTGCTCAAGAGAAACAATTAGCACCAGCGGTAGCTTCAGGGGTATTTAATGCCTTGACTACTCCAGGCGCTTAAAGATAGTCGTTTGGTTGACGCGTAAGGGGGGAGCAGATGCTTCCCCTTTTTTTATATAAGAAATTTTGTTAATGCTATTTATATTTGATGATACATTTAATCAAAGGTCAAGTCAATAAAATAATTTTAACATTAAGCGAGAAGGCAACTTTGACATCGCCTAATTATCTATTCTATTTTAAGTCAAGAAATACAAACGAAACGGTAGCATTTGTGATTTTAAACAATGCCGATTTATCTGCTTATAAGGAAAGATTCAACGCTTTTAACATTACGGTTAATTCTTATTTTGCTAATAAGTTACCTGGTGAATGGACTTATAATATCTATGAGCAAACTTCAACTTCTAATTTGATCCCATCGCAAGCGACTTCAATGCTTGAAAGTGGACAAGCGACATTAAACGACACAAGTCAATTTAGTTTTATTACTTATAGCAACCAAACAAATACGTATAAAGTACGAGATATATGAGCAATCAATTAATGGTTTTAACTTTTGCGGAGGCAAGACAACCTGAATATCGGGAGAAGAAAGGCGAAGGAGAAGGTTATATTGAGTTCGGGAAAAAGAATGATTATCCTAACTACTTGGTCGATTTATTTAATAAGTCTGCCAAGCATAATGCGATAATTAAAGGCAAGGTCAACTACATAACTGGGAACGGCTTCAAAATCAAAGAGGGTGTCGACCCTATTGGTGAACAATTCATCGCACAAGCCAACCGAGTGGAGTCGTTGACCGAAGTTTTAAGAAAGGCATCTATTGATATTGAATTATTTGGAGGCGCTTATTTGCAAATTATATGGAGTGTAACGGGAGAAAATCTTGCTGAGGTTTATCACGTTGATTATACTAAGATTCGTACGAATGCTGATAATACTCAGTTTTGGTATTCAGAGAATTGGGAAGATAGGAAGTACAAAAGAGAGGTTTACAACGGGTTTAATTCTCAGTTAAGACAAGGCACTCAAATAATGTATTTAAAGGAGTATAGTCCTAACTTAAATGCTTATGCTTTGCCAGGTTATTTCGGTGCTTTAAACTACGTTGAATCCGATATCGAAATATCTAAGCACGTTTTAGGTAATGCTCAAACGGGATTCAGCGCATCTAAATTAATTACCTTACCAAATGGCGAGCCATCGGATGATGAGAAGCGCCAAATTGAACGCAAGTTTACCGATAGGTTTACGGGAAGTGATGGCAAAAAGTTTATACTTTCTTTTGTCAATGATGCTTCAAGAAAGCCAGTCATTGAGGATTTAGGAGCAAGCGATATTACTAAAGAAGATTTTGGTAATGTAGATAAAATGATCCAGCAGAACATCTTTGCTGGGCATCAAATTACTGCTCCTGATTTATTTGGTATTAGTACTCCAGGTCAATTAGGAACTCGCCAACAAATGCGAGATTCTTACGAGATTTTTAAAAACACTTACGTTAATGATAAGCAAATATTTCTTGAGCAAGTATTCAGTTTACTTGCCAAACTACACGGTGCTAATTCAGAACTCCAAATCGTACCTTGTGAGCCGATTGGCATAGAGTTTACTGAAACAATTATAGCAGCAAATTTAACTAAAGATGAGATTCGTGAAAAGTTAGGAGCGCCAGCATTAGAGCCTAAAACTTCTTCAACTTCTCAAGATGTAATTGATGCAATTAATTCGTTAAGTCCGTTAGTTGCAAATAAGGTACTTGAGTCAATGACTGCAAACGAAATTCGTTCTTTGGTTGGGTTAATACCTGAGCAAGGTGGCGAAGATATTCCAACTGCGCCAAGTGGATTTAATTTTAGCGAAGATGATGTAGTAAAAGTGTTTGAAGAGTTTGGAGTGTCAAAAAAAGATTATTCAATCTTCAAATCAAGAGAGGTATTTAGCCAAGTTCCAAATGAATTAGAAGAGGCTTTGCATTTAGAATTTGCAGAGCAAGCATTGAGCGGATTAGAGGCTAACATATTGGACTTGATTCAAA